AGGAGGTGAACGCAGATGCCGACACCGGTGAGCCGCACCGAGAACATGACGCGGCACATGACAAACGAGGAGCGCGAAGCGCGGCTGGAAGCCGAGCAGAGCATCCGGCGCGACGAGGTGACCCTGACCTGTCCGAAGTTCGTGTCTGACAAGGCGGCAAAAACGTTCTGGGAGCAGACGATCGAGCGCATGGAGGGCATTGAGCTGCTGGACGATCTGGACAGCGAGGTGTTGGGACTGTACTGCGTGCAGCTGTCGCGCCGCAACGAGCTGGAACGGCTGCGTAAGAGTGCAGTCAGAGCCTACAACAAAGCCGTCAAGGCGGACGACAAGAACGCGTCCGACTTTCTCGACCAGGCGGCGAGCCTGGCCAAAACGATTGCGACGCTCGAGCGCCAAATCCTGCAATACGCCGACAAGCTGGGTCTGACCCCGTCCGGCCGGTTCCGCATTGCACGCCGCCGGGCAGAGAACCAGATCGCCGACCCGGACGAGGATTTATTCGGATGAGGGCGCGGTGTTGGCGGGATTGCCCGTTTATGAATGAAATGGGGGCGTGCACCCTGACCCTGCGCCGCGCCACGGCTGCAAAGGTGTGTCCCCAGCGCAAAGTCGCAAAAGCGGTGTCCAAATTGGACACAAGGAGGAAACTATGGAACACAAAACCCACTTTGTCGTAGAGACCTTGCCGGATACCTGCCGGGCGTGCGACATGCCCGACCCCTACGGCCTGCGCTGCACGCTGACCGGTCAGCCCGCAAGCGGTGTTACGCGCCCGGCGCACTGTCCGCTCGAGTGCCTTTCTGACCTCATCCGGGGGAGGGATGCCCCGTGAGGAAATCGACCGGCCTGCACCACGCGTGCGCGGTCTATGCCAAGCAGGTGACGCAGGGCAAGCTGCGGCAATCCTGCTGCAAATGGGAGATTTTAGCCTGCCAGCGCCATCTGGATGATCTGAAACGGCAGGGCACCGATGACTTCCCGTGGGTCTTTGACGAGACCCGCGCCGACCGCATTGTGCGCTGGTTCCTGCAATGTCCGCAGGTGCGCGGCCCGCTGGCCGGCCAGCCCATCCGGCTTTTAGACTGGCAGGTGTTTGACCTGGGCGTGACCTACGGCTGGGTGCACCGTGACACCGGCGTGCGGCGCTTTAACCGCACCTACAACAAGCGCGGGCGCGGCAACGTCAAGAGCACGGAAAAGTCCGGTCAATGCCTGTATCACATGTGCGCCGACGTGCTGTACCCACCCTATCAGCCGGAACTTGCCGAGTTTGAGATGGAACCCGAGGTCGAGTGCGCGGCGGTAGACCGCGAGCAGGCAAAGCGCGTCTATGGCGACGCCAAGAAGATCGGGGCAAAGTCGCCCTCTATCGCAAAGCGCATGGTTATCAAGAAAACCATCGCCTATCACCGCACGCGCGGCGGTCTGATGCGTCCGCTGTCCAAGGACACAAAAAACAAGGACTCGGGCGCACCGTCCTACTTTGTCGTGGATGAGTACCACGCGCACGAGACCTCGGAAATCTACGACCTGGGCTTTAACTCGTTCGGCAAACGCCGCCAGCCGCTTCTGGACGTCATCACGACGGCGGGCGACGACGCGGCGCACAAGCCGTGCTACAAGGAAGAAGAATACTGCAAGCGCGTCCTGCAAGAGCCTGAAACGCAGGACAAGGAGCAGCGGTATTTCATCATGATCCGCGAGATTGACGACGGCGACAACCCGCACGACAAGCGCTGCTGGGTCAAGGCAAACCCGATTTTGCGGGGGCATGACCTGTACGCCGAGACGCTGCGCAGCCAGATCGAGAGCGAGTACGTGACCGCCTACGAGTCGGGTGACCCGGAGAAAATCCGCAAGTTTTTGACCCGCCGCATGTGCCGCTGGCAGGCAGCGAGCGTCAACCGGTACTTTGACGAGCGCCTTTTGACCTTGGCGCGGGCGGCCATGGTGCCGCGGGCGGAATTTGCTAAGCTGACCGACGGCAAGCCCTGCCACTGCGGCTATGACCTCGGCAAGCGGGTAGACCTGACCGGCACAGGCGCGGTGTGGGCGCTGCCCGACGGGCGGTTTGCGGTCAAGATGCAGGGCTTCCTGCCCGAGAATCGGGCATCCTGGCACGAAAAGACCGACCGCGTGCAATATCTGTCCTGGGCAGAGAATGGATACGTCACGCTCACGCCGGGCGACGTGACCGACAACAGCTACGTCAATAACTGGATCTGCGAGGGCGAGCGGGAACACGGCTGGCAGGTCGAGGAGATCGACTACGACGGTCACAACGCGACCGACCTTGCCATCCAGATGCGCGAGGAGCGCGGTGAGGACAAGGTGGTCGAAATCGCGCAGACCTGCGCCGGACTCAACCAGGCGACCAAGCGCTTCCGCGAATTGCTCTTGCAGGGCAAGCTGATCATCGAGTACAGCCCGCTGGCGCTGTGGTGTATGAGCAACGCCATCGAGGTGGTCAACAACTTCGGAGACATTAAGCTCAGCAAGCGTCACAAGGACGACTCGGAGCGCATCGACCCGCTGGCTGCCACACTCAACGCGCTCGCGCGGCTGCTCGTGCGCATCGACCAGCCCAAGAAACGCACACTCGCCGACAAGATCGCCGACGGCGACTTCGGCATGTGAGAAAGGAGACAACATGCGCAAACTTTGTGGACTTGCCTCGGATGCCTGCATCCTGGCAGGGGCGGTATGCATCCAGCGCGCAGCCTTTTTGATCGCGCCCGCGCTGGGCTTCGCCGTGATCGGCGGCATGCTCTGGCTGGCAGGCTGGCTGTTCGCCGCCAAACCACCGGATGACGAGAAAGGGAGGGATGCACCTTGATTGTAGAAAACCTGTTCCGCCTGGTGCGGAACGCAGGCGCACCGGTGAGCGATCCGGTACTGACGATGGCCGATCCGACCGGCTGGGGCGTGAACCTCGTGGGCGGCACGCCGTCGCCCGACAGCGCATTAAAGCTGAGCGCGGTGTTTCGCGCGGTGGACGGCATCTCGAATTCGGTCGCCAAGCTGCCGCTCTACCTCATGGACGGCGCGACACGCGAGCGGGTGACCGATCACCCGGTTTTACCGCTGCTGACCGTCCGTCCCAATGAGCTGATGACCGCCGCGACCTTCAAAAAGATGCTGGAGACCGAGCGGCTGCTGACCGGCAACGGCTACGCCTACATCGTGCGCGACCGGGTGACGCTCGAGCCGGTGGAGCTCATCCCGCTGCAAAATGAGCTGGTGAAGCCGTGGCTGGACAGCGCGGGTGCGCTGTGGTACATGGTGCGCATGCCGCGCACCGGACGGGTGTACAAGCTGCCGCCCGCTGATGTGCTGCACTTTAAGGGCTTTTCGCGTGACGGCATCGAGGGCATTTCGGTCTTGCGGTACGCCGCCGAGGTCATCCTCACCGGACGGCAGGCGCAGCAGTACGAGATGAACTACTACGCCAAGGGCACGCAGGTGCCCGGTGTGCTGTCCACCGACACCGACCTGTCAAAGGAAAACCGCGATGCCATCCGGGAAGAGTGGGAGCGCATCCACAGCGGCGCGGACAACGCCTTTCGCGTGGCCGTGCTCGACATGGGCACCAAATACCAGCCCATCGGCATCACCAACAAGGACAGCCAGTTCATCGAGTCCAAGGGGGTGACGGTCGAGGACATCAGCCGGTTTTTCGCCATGCCGCTGTACAAGCTCAATGCCGGAAAACAGTCGTATTCCTCAAACGAGCAGAACGCCATCGAGTACGTAAACGACACCCTGATGCCGGTTTTGACCCAGTACGAACAGGAATACACCTACAAGCTGTTGTTTGAGAGCGAACGGCGGCAAAACCTGCGCATCCGGGTCAACCAGAACGCCGAGCTGCGCGGAGACCTGGCAGCCAGAGCAAACTGGTACAAGGTCATGCGCGAGATCGGCTCGTATTCGGTCAACGACGTGCTTGCGCTGGAAGACCTGCCCGACGTACCGGGCGGCGACACGCGCAATGCATCGCTCAACTACATTCCGCTCGAGCGGTTCGACGAGTTATCTGTGGCACGAAATAAGGGAGGTGAGACAAAAACGTGAGAGTATCCGTAAACGGCATGATCGCGTCGGAC